CCGGCTGTCCGTATTTCAGCCAGAAATACGGACAGCCGTTCTGCATGTTTTTAGGTGTTGGAGTATTGTCCCGGAGAACGAATTTCATGAGTCTGTAATGCCATGATTTCAGACTGACTCTCATGAGTTTAGGCTTATCTGCCTGGATAATGAACTGTTCGTCACCGGATTTCAGATAAACGATGTCATTAATAAGCATGGTTTCTTTCGGGTCGGCAATACATTCGACCACTTTAATGTAGTAATCTTTACTGCCACTTCTATAAAGGAAACCTTTAAAATGTTTGGCATCGGGTTGATAGAATTCAACCACTTTGTTCAGAAGTAATTCAAGTTTTTCGTTTTTCATGTTGTTTTAAATTAATATATTAAGAATTTTATCAAGTATTCCCGGTTGATTTAAACCATCATACGTATCAGTACACCAAACAAAATTTTTTGGCAACCACCATATGAGATTAAGGTCGTCAATTGCAACCCAATTAGTAATGTTATTTTCAATTACATACATTAGAATTTCCCCTGCACGACATTCTTCCAATTGCTGAAAACTCGTGAACTTAGTTTTCCAAAGATTTGGGGTTTTGTCACTCACGGGATTCAGTACTCCGTATTCATTGAACATTTCATTAATCGCCTCAAGACTCAGATTTTCTTTCCAATCTGATGTTAAAACTATCACCGGATTTTTCACCGTGATTATTCTGTTGAGAATTTTAACACACATTGGGTCGAATGCATAACGTTGGTACTTAGGGTGCAAATTTTCCATTTTGCGCTGTCCCTCAGTAACCATAACGTCATCCAAGTCGAGAAATAATGTGGGTCTATTTAAGTCCATCAAGTAATTTTTTAACTTTGTCAATATCTTTGTTCTCCATCGGTCTCCCGGAAGTATTCAGTTTAATAAAGGTTTCAAATATAGCACGTCTTGTTGGATTTTGCAAACATCCGTAAGAAATTCCGTGATTAGTTATCTTATTTTTATCATTATTGCTCATTTCAGCGAAATAAACACCTTTATAAGGAAATCTGCCTTCAACGAATTCACAGATTGCGGTAAGTCTCTGTTTACCATCAATAATTTCGTAGAGTTTACCTTCGTGTCTCAAATCACGTTCAACGAATACAAACTTACCAATATCGACATTATTGAATATGCTGTCAATTAAAGCAACTTTGTCGTCAAGTGTCCATACGTGGTCACGCTGATAATCAACATCAAAATCAACTCCGAAGAAAAACACCATATTTAATAGTGAACTAATTCCGGAATTTGCAAACCTAATAAAATGCTCTTCTTCTTTTCGAAAAGCAGTGGGTTTATTGATTAATTTGAATATTTCATGCCATTCAGCATAGCGGATTTCATTTTCAGCAGGTTTATTTCTTTCACGCTGAACAGCAATACTTTCTATTATATAGTATAGACCGCCTTCACAGACTTCACGAATGTATGTTTCATCCATTGCACCCCACTGCACCCTTTCACCAACAACGAACTGCCTGGTGGGGTTCTTAGGTAGAATACCCCAAACAAATCTTTCACGTATACTACGTAATTCACTTGTCATCATTTCTTTCTGATGTTCTTCGGGAGTAATTACCTTTTTGGGTGCTCTTTGCTTTGCCATAGTCAATTATTTTCGTGATTATACGTAAACTCAATCAAAATGTTACAAAAAATCACGAATATTTATAAACCTTTTAAGTTTTGCCAGATTGCGGTACAATAACCGATTTGATACTTACAGTCATCAATTGGATGATGCTCTGTACCGAATTTTGGATAGTGGTCTTTAACTTCCGGAGCAAAAGAAACAAGTGTACGTACATCCCTTTCACATCTGAAATTCCAAGGTTCTTTGAGTTTACAATGACGATATGATTCACTAAGAATAACAACATCAAAACTCACACCGTTGCCCCAAATCTGCACAGTTTCACTACCAAGTTCTTCAATGAATTTTTTAAATTCATAGAGCATCTGAGAGAGATTCATTCCAACCCCCGCAACAACACCCATACGTGCTTTTTCACTTTGCATTAACCACCATTCAATGGTTGGTCCGTTGACAGTCAATCCCTTTTCAAGACCCGACTGAATGTCTACCTTACGATAAAATTCCCGTCCGGTTTCACCGGTGTTTATGTCGAATTCGACAGCACCTATTGAGCAAATAACAGCATTGCTGTCCCTACCCATTGTTTCAAGGTCTACCATTACGTGACCTAATTTTTTCGGTTGTTCTAAATTGCTTGCGATTGCCATGTTTTAAATTATTTTAATTATAAAATTATTTGGATTATGAATTTCATCAAGTTCTTTCCAGATTTTCTGTAATTCGTTTTGGTCAAGGTCGTCCTTATACCAAGCCAATGCCATTTCGAAAATTGGTTTGCGATACCTGTATTCTGCAACGTATTTTAAATACATCGAACTACCACTCGTCTTGCTGTATTTGGCATTTGAATACATGTCAGCCATTTTGAGAATGATTGCCCTGTAATCCCGGACAGTCTTGCCCATAGTAAGTAAGTGCTTCATCAAGCGGTTCTCTGCAGGTACATCGGTAACACCTAATGTAATATCAGCTACGTCTTTACCAGCAACATCACATATATTATTATAGGTCTGTTTAGCATCTTCCATTAAATCATGGCAAAATGCAGCTCCACATGTTTCGACAAATTTTCTGTAGTTTTTAAAGACTGCATTATGTGTGGAAACAAAGTCCAACACCATACGAATGTGTGTCATATAACTGCCTTCGCCATATTTACAGTTTGCATCTGCATAACATTTTTCAGCGTATTTTTCGATTACCACTAAGTCACATTTTCCCATATTATTTTTTCTTTTTGAATTTTTCGAAATTGCCATTCACATTTAAATATAGGTATATAAATCCTATTATTATAATAGAAATAAACGCTATTAGCGTCCAACCGCCTTCACTTATTTTAATTAGTGTTCCCATTGTTTTTATTTAATTCATCAAGTAATTTTTGAAAATACACAACATTCTTATCCGCAGTTTCCATGTCACATTTGGCGTTAAAAACATCGGTATTTGCTTCTCTTTGTCTTGTAGTTGCTTCATCATGACGATAATAAGCATCATTATATGCCTTTTCTGCGTCTTTGAGATTTTGTTCTATATGTTTTCTAATTTCTTCCATTGTTAGCGATTATACGTAAATAAAATTATAATGTTACAAAATTTATCGATTATTTAATGCATAAAGCTATTTTATCGACTCTACACACGATAATTTCAAAATATCGTGCAAACATACGAATTAATTTTTAATTTGCAAGAAATACTTGTTTAATAAATTTATTTATATATTTTTGTAACATTATTTGTTTATATACGTATAATCGCAAAACATTAACAATGGAAAAGATTAATAAAATAGCCGAAAATCTGGAAAAGATTCAAAAAGTCACTGGCTTTTACATTAAGTCTCCGGGCGACATGTCCGTGGGAATTCAAGACAGTGTATGGAAACTCGATGGAGATTTCTATTTTGATGATGCCGACCAACTCGAAGAATTCCGGGCATTATTAAATTTGACGTTTCAAACCTACGTTGGTGAAGACTGCTTGGTTGAAACCTTCGAAGAGCAACAGTTAGAAATTGACGAAGAACTTGAACAAATATGATTACTGGCGCAACGGAACAATACTTAAATAAGTACGACCACATCATATTCCTTGATGTTGATGGTGTATTGAATTGTCAGTTGTTCTATACTGAAAGGTATAAACATTTAACACAATATAATGGTATACCTTTCTATAAGACAGTGAAAAAGTATCTACGCAAACTATTAAAAGCAAAGGAACTCAGTAAAATGGATTATTATAAAGGCGAAATGTGCCCGATGCGTATGGATATGCTTAACGGACTCTGTGAAAGAACTAACAGTGCTGTGGTTCTCTCGGCATCAATGAGAAGTGGATGGACAATTGAAGAACTTCAGGAAATTTTTAATTATTGTGGTGCTACCTTTACTATAATAGGTAAGACTGGTCACTGCAAAGAACGCATCCGGGGTGTAGAAATAATTGAATGGCTACGTGAATACTGTATGAAATGGTTTGGCGTACACGACCACGAATTTAGTCGTTATGCAATCATTGATGATGATTCAGACATGCTACTCTGGCAACAGTATAACTTTTTTCCCACAGACAATTATAGTGGTTTAACACCCAATACCGTATATAAGATAGAAAGATTTTTTAATTATTCAATAAAACGACCATGACAGACGTTGAACTCGTTGACAAACTTATAAAGTCGAATAAACCCTCAGATATTTTTCCCACTGATTGGAAAAAAATGTATTTGAGTTACAGCAAATTAATTCATCCGGATTTTTGCACTCTATCATCAGCAAGTGATGCTATGGCAAAAATGAATCATTATAAAGACATACTTGAAAATGGTACTCCCTATGTAGATGAAACCGGACCATTCCGGGTATTTGAAAAGAAGATAGTGTACGAAGTCAATGATGCCAATCGTAAGCTGCTAACCAAATCGGTCAATAATTACAAAGCATTAATGGCTTTGCATGACAAAGCGTCAGAGAATTTCAAACGTTATCTGCCAGAAAGTATGGTCATGGAAAAAGACAAACTCATTATTAATTTAAAAGATAGAAGCGTTCCTCTCACCGGACAGAAATTACCACAACATCACGTTAATTGGCTGTTTTCCAGGATGTTTGAATTTACCTTGTGGTTAAGACAAATAGAGTATGTACACATAGGATTAAACCCCACTACGGTCTTCGTAGTGCCTGAGACTCACGGGATTATCATCATTTCTTTCTATCATATGACCCGTTTAGGTAAAAAAGCCGAAACCATCAGTGCTAAGTATAAAATGTGGTATCCTACCGACCTTTTTGTGAAAAAGATTGCTACTGAGGACATTGATTTGGAACTTTGTAAGAAAATTGCACTATATTTGCTCGGTGATAAATCAGCAGGGGGTACGAAATTGAAATTGGATAAAGATGTAAATCAAATTGTTTTAACCTTTCTTCTGACAAAACATCAAAACACCAAAGAAGAATATGGTCAATACAGAGATTTACTGGCAAAAAATTTCGAGAAAAAATTTTACGCTCTGAATTTGTAACAAATTGAAATAATTATATTTTTTAGTACTAACAATTAAATTTTAAACAACATGGGATTAGACAAGTATTCAGCAGGGTCATTCGAAGAAATGGCTGAAGAACAGGATTCTGCACCTGAGACTGCAAAAACAGTTGAAGCAGAAATAGAAGCTACTACCGATGCAACTCCGGTTGCAGAAGCCAAGGCTGATAACGTGGAAACTCCAAAAACAGAGTAAAACATGGGTTACAGTAAATGGTCTGATGATGCATACACCAGCTTGTCCTCAAGCAAGGGTTATGCGGTTAAAGATGCTGCCGACATTTTCGCCAGAGTAGCACATAGCGATATGTTGCCAGTAAATCTTACAGTAAGGGAATCACGTGACAGTGATATTCATCCTGAATCTCTCGCAGTTATGGTATTTCTTGATGATACCGGAAGTATGGGTAGAATACCCGAAGATATCGTTAAAAACGAACTTCCGACTCTCATGAATACTATTATTGACAATGGTGTACTCCACCCACAAATTCTTTTCGGTACTATCAATGACCACCTTTGCATTGATACTCCAATTCAGGTTGGTCAATTCGAATCTGGAACAGAAGAACTTGATAAATGGCTGACAGGTATGGCTATTCAAGGTGGTGGCGGTGGACAAGATATGGAGTCATATCTTCTTGCATGGATTGTTGCCGGAAGGCATACCTCAATCGATTGCTTTGAAAAACGTAATGAGAAAGGTTTCCTTTTCACTATTGGTGACGAAAAAAGTTGGGATTGCGTAACTGCCGACAAACTAAGAACCATTTTGGGTTATACTCAAGGTGAAGACGTTTCCGACAGTCAACTTCTCGAAGAAGCACAGAGACTTTACAACGTTTACCACATTCACGTAAACGAAACATCTTACAGAGACGACCCAAGGGTTTTGGGTTACTGGAAGAAAATGCTTGGTGAAAGACTTATCGTGCTTAATGATTATCATGCAATTTGCGCAACAATTGCAACAATTATTGCAATACAGCATGGCGTAGATATTAAAGACGTAATATCAAAATTCAGCAAAGACATGGCTGACACAGTATCTACTGCACTCGTTGCAGTTAGTGCATCAGCACTTGTTGCAAAGAATGATGATGGAGTTATTAAACTCTAATCGGGCATTAAAGGAGCAAAAGGGGCATATGAAAATATGTCCCTTTTTTTGTAACATTTTGTGTTGATTTACGTATAATCGAGAAAAATAGATTTTATGGAAACTATTATTACAAAAGAATTTGGGGTTGAAGCTGGTGCTAATTATATTCATGCACTATGCTACAAAAACAAATATGATGAAAATTGTTTAACTGGTCAGATAAGCAACATAGGTATTGGATATATGAGAGACGAACAAATGCTGATAGTGACTGGTGATGCTCATATATATCCTAATGAAGGTGGAGGTATGACATATGCTGTTAAAAAGGTAATGACGGTTAAGAAATTCAGAAAAGCATTTCAAACGATGTGCGAAGAGTTAGATAAAGGTAAAAGTGTAATTTGGTAAAATTTATATCTATGAATAAAATTTATATCGTACTCGGACTTGGCTTCGGTGATGAGGGTAAAGGTGCAACAGTTAATGCACTATGTACCAATAATCCGAGTAATACCTTAGTTGTAAGGTTCAACGGTGGACACCAAGTTGGACATACTGTCCGAGTAGGTGACCTACTTCATGCATTTTCAAACTTCGGTAGTGGCAGCTTACAGAATGTTCCGACATACTGGACAGAATACTGTACGGTTAATCCGGTTGCTGTTATTAAAGAAGGTCTTGCGCTGTTGGAGAAGGGCATTATACCTAAAGTCTATTACAATGCCAATGCAATGGTTACAACACCATTCGATATCGTAAGAAACATCAATGAAGACTTAGGTAAGGGTCATGGCACTGTTGGTGTTGGCTTTGGCAATACTGTTAAAAGAACAGAAGAGCATTATCGTTTGTATGTCCGGGATTTATTGTTTCCCGCAATTCGTGATGCAAAGCTAAAGAACATCATGAATTATTATGGTTATACCACCCCGCTAAACGCAAAAATGCAACAACACTATGATACTTTTGTTGATTCTTGTACCAAGTTCGTTGAAAAATATGATGTGGTGGAAAACTATAAGCAAATCGACAAATTTGGTTGTGACCTAATCTTTGAAGGTGGACAAGGCATATTGCTTGATATGGAATATGGATTCTTCCCACATGTTACAAGAAGCTATACAACTTCCAGGAATGCCGTGGAATTCATTCGTAATAATGGCTTAACCGATAAAAGTATCGAAACATATTATGTCAGTCGTACCTATCAGACACGTCATGGCAATGGTCCAATGACAAACGAAGGTATGGATATTTCATATATCACACCAAATCCGATTGAAACCAATGTTGATACTGGATATCAAGGAGTTTTCAGAAAATCGGTGTTGGATTATGATTTATTGAAGTACGCACTACGATGCGATTTGCATCATAATCCCGACTCCAAGAAAATGATAGTCTTTACTTGTTTAGACCAAGTGAATGAAAGTATTATTCCGGTGACCAAAGGTGGAGTATTACAGAGTCTTTATCCGACACAATTAGGTAATTGGTTAGGAATATTTAATGTAAAAGTTAGTAATTCTGACAAAGGATTCTTGCATAATTAAAATTTATTCATACATTTGTGTCATAAAATACATAAAATTATGAAATTCTTAATACAAAAATGCAGTGGAGAAGTCAGACATGACTTCGCCTTTACTCTGCTGGAAGCAACACATTTTAATGATTGGTTGCTTGATAGAGAAAAAATAACAATCAAATTCATCAACACGGAGTTCGACCCGATTAATAAAGTCTTTACTAAATTGGACTTTAAACCCGTACACTTCAAATATGTACCAATCGGCAGTGTAGAGTTTGTCACAGCGTTTCTGCAACACTTCTACGGACTTACACCCAAACCCCTAAACATTCCCAATGAATTGCTAAAACCCGAATTTCTACAAAGATTCGTCTTCAACGGTACTGAGAAAGAAATCACCGGTGAAAAATTCGTCAAATCAACAGACAGAATAAAATTCTATACCGAATTTGTTGATGACAAAACCAATGTCCCGGAAGGCAATTATCAGATTTCCGATGTGATAAAAATTGAAAGCGAATGGCGTGCTTTCGTATATAAAGGCAGACTCCGGGGGTTACAAAATTACAGTGGCGACTTCACAATGTTCCCGGATGTGGAACAAATTGACAGAATGATTAAGACCTATACTCCCCATGCTCCGATAGCATATACTCTCGATGTCGGAGTAAATCGTGAAGCTGCAATCGAACTTGATATCGAAGATTATAATGATAGTTGGAATACCTTTATAATAGAGGCACATGACTTTTTCTCTTGCGGATTGTATGGATTTGCTGACCTTAATATACTTCCACAGATGCTCCATAATTGGTTCTGGCAATATATTCAACAAGAAATGTACGAAAGTCGTCAAAATTTGTAACATTATCTGAATTAATACGTATAATCAAGAAAAGATAATATATGGAAAAAGTTATTAACAAAAATTTCCCGGTACTTTACAAAAAAACCAGTACTGGTGCAATTCAAACATGGGAAGTTCTTGTGTGTTGGATAGAAGGTATTGCCAATATTGTAAATTACTATGGGCAACTCGATGGTAAAATTCAAGAAAGTTACGAGCAAGTTCTTGAAGGTAAAAACACTGGTAAAGCCAATGAAACAAC